ATTGTCAATAAGGGAATCTATAACAGCATATGATATAGGACCAAGTGGAACAAAACCAGTTGGATTTTTTGGTAAAAATATTTTAGCAGATACTGATTTGACAGAAGGAGTAACTTCTATTAATGTTCCAGATGGCTCCCTTAAAGGAAATTATTATCATTCATATACTGCAGGCTCAATAGATGAATCAGTATTCCCATTAAATACAGGAGGTGGAGATGGTGGTGAGCCAGCAACAGAAAGTAATGTTAATGGAATAATACTAGACAATATAGGTCCTTTTATTAAAATAGCTGGGGAAATAACAACCACTGATGCAACAGATGCTCAATCAAATTTAAATATATCAACATCTAACTATAGATTTTCACTTTCTGCAAATACAGCTTCTACATTGTCAGTTGATTTTATAGACCCAGGTTGGGTGGATGGAGCTAGACATCCATTTGAGGCAAGTAAATCTCTAGATGTAAAGCATAAATATGCCACAATGTTAAATGGTAGACAATTCGTTGCTAATGTTAAAATACAGTCAGAGGGAGATATTGAGGAATATCCAAACTTTGTTATGTTTTCAGAGCCTGGAATGCCAGATGTGATTCCTGTAACTAACTTTATACAACTACAAGACCTTCAAGGTGGAGAGATAGTAGGTATAGAAACCCTAATGAATGATATAGTGGTATTTATGACTAGAGGTATATTTAGAATTAGTGTACCTAGTAATGACCCATCTAGTTGGAGTTTAGTAGAGGCTCACCCAAATATAGGCTGCTTAGGTGATAAGGCAATAGCCAAGGCACCGAATGGAATCTATTTTTTAGCAGAATCAAATATATACTTTCTTAACTCAGGATTTGAAGCTATCCCCATAGGAAACCCAATAAGAGATGATTATCAGTCTAAATCATTAGTATCCACTACAGCAGATAAAATGAGGCTCCACTATGATGTAAAATATAATAGAGTTTACCTAACATACGCTGTATCTACAAATACGACATTTTATATTTATAATATAGTAAAAAATATCTGGAATACAGAGTTGCATAGTGCTGTAGAATACGATGAATTTTCTCAAACCAGAAACAATGATACTTTATTGATAGAAACTGGCTCGGATGGCTCAGGTGGTGCTGGGAGTAATAGTTATTTAAGAAACGCAGTAGACACCTCTGAGTTTAGGGATAAGGGAAGCGTTGCAATAGATATGACTGTAAAAACAGGAAAGCAACTACTAACATCTCTTGATAAAAATGCGTTCATTAGAAGGGTTAATACAATAACAGATGATGGTGGTGGTAATGGTGAATTAAACTTAGAGCTTTCTGGAGTAACCCCAACTGTAACTAAAAACGACCACCTTGTTGGAGTTCAATCAACAAGAACAAGTGCCAGGGGTAAATTTGCACAGATACAAATATCAGAGTCTACAGATGATGCAACTGCAAAAGAAATTTCAAAAGTAGATGTAGAGTATGAGTAATATAGGTTATAAATCTCAAGACGCAGAAATAAACAAATTAATTGCTAGATTACAGCAGATAATATCTAACTTAGAAGCAAGAATTAGAAAATTAGAAAAGGCAGGTTAATATGATATGGGATAAATTAGTAGACAGATGTTTACTTTTTACAGATGCACCTAGTGGGCTTTTAAAAGAGCTTTTAAAGGAAGCAGAGATGGAGCTAGCAAATAAGCTTGAGCTTTACGATTCTTTGTATACAATTACTATACCGAGCACAGCAAATGGAGCAGGTATATATACTCACAGGACTACAGCAGCAGACCATAATTATATGAAGCTACCTCAAGATTATATCAGAGATGTATCGGTATCACATCAAGGAAGAAAGCTTAAAAAAGTTTCAGAGCAAGAAATACACAGAAAATCAGATGGAACACTCTCTGAGGGAACCCCATCTGCATACGCAATATCTAGTGACTATATAATATTTGATACCAATGTATCATCAGGGGATTTATTTGTTTTACATTATAAGTCTAGGATAACAGAGCTATCTACAGCAAAGATAGTTAATGTTTTTAGATATGACCAAGCCAATGACCATATTTACTTAGACACTTTACTTGGCTCTGCATTAGATGGGAAGAAGATAACTTTTGAGAACCAAATAAAGGCATTGTCAGCAGGGCAAAACACATCGCTAAGGTCGGCTCCAGGAATGATGGACATATATAGAGGCAATAAACCACAGCAAGACCCTGCATCAATAAGCATATTAGAGATTCCAGAGATTATGGGCTCAAGATATACAGTGGCAGCTTTTTCAGGTTCAGATTCATTATCAGGGAGTGCTTGGACGAGTATGGATGGAGCCAATGCAATGCTATATAATTATAGGGATATTGCCCCATTGATACCAGAGCAGTTCCATACAGACCTTTGTAATTATGCAATAGCTATAGCAAACGCTAAAACCTCGCCAGAAATGTACAATCAATACTGGTCACAGTGGATGCTTAATATGGATAATTTAATAAACGAGGCACAGGATAGAGATTTAATATTCAGTATTAGGGAGGAAATTTAATGTCATTAGCAACAGCAGCTTCGGCAGTAATTAAGGGCGTTACAGCAGCAGCCGATAGAAGACTATCTTTAGATTTAATAAATAAAAAGAAAAAAGCAGAATTAAAGCAATTAAAAGAGCAGCAGGAAATGAGTCCAGCAGAGGCTTCAGCGATGGCAAGGCTTCGTAAGGGAGCAGAGCAAGGAACAATAGATGTAGGTCAAGCAACATCTCAGCTTGCACAGCCTCTTTACCAACAAGGTGAGGTACAAGAAGCCCAAGCGATGGGTAATATAACTGCACAAGGATTAGAGGGCTCTATAATAGCCCAAGAAACCTCAAGGAAAATAGGTTCTGATGTTAGGGCAGAGATTGCCAATCAAGCAAGGCAAATTGCAATGCAAAATCAAAAAACAAAGCAAGATTCTGAAGCTAAATTACAAGAGGCACTATTTAGAAGAGGCGAATTATTAAGAAATCTAGCAGCAAAACGTGCACAAGTAAAAACATCTGCTGATATAGCTAAAAAAGAAACCAAGCTAAAATTTACTAGGGATATAATGGATATTGCTGGAGGTGATTTCCTTGACCTCTTTGACGAAGATGGAATAGGTGGGTTATTTAAGAAAGATGAGGAGATTAAAAATGAAAAACCTTCAGATATAACATTAAAAGAAAATATTGACTTAGTTGGAAAGTCCTTGTCTGGGATAAATATATACGAATTTGATTATATAAATAAATCTTATGGTAAGGGTCGTTATAGGGGAGTTATGGCACAAGAAGTCCCACAAGCCTCTATTTTAAAGGAGAATGGATATTTGTCTGTTGATTACTCTAAAATTGATGTAGATTTTGAAAGGATAGATTAAATGGCAAGAAAGAAGAAAAGTATAGACTTAGAGGGATATCTAACTAAACTTCAAAGTGAAAAGTATAAGAATAAGCTACCTAAGCCAGAAAATGGGTATTTCAGGTTTACTCAATTAGCTAAGATTAAAGGATTTGGGCTCAAAAAGGGAGCGTTTCAATATTTTGTAGTTATAGATAGAAATGGAAATGCCATAGATTTAGTTCACGAAGATGATTATGAGTCTAAAAAACAAGATTACGTAGGGCTCGCAAATAATATAAATATTAAAGAAGAACAGGAATTGAAAAAAAAGAAATTAATTGCAGAAGAAGAATTAAAACTTGGTATAGAGAGAGAAAAAAACGAGAAATTGCTCAAAGAATTAAGAAGTGACTCTGAAAAGATAGATGGCAGATTTAATGATGCCCAAAAAAGATACCTTGAAGCAAGGAAGGCTTTAGAGGATTATGTTGCAGAAGAGATAAAAGTTAATAAAAATAGACCAGCTTATCAAAGAAAGCTTAGAGAGCTACAAAACACAGCAGAATATAAAATATTAGCACAAGATGAGATTGATGCACTGAAAAGGTTTTTTAAGGTATCAAATGCTCTATCTGGACTATCAGAGGAGCTTGCAGCATCAGACCAAAACTATCAAGCTATAGACTACAACAAAAAGGTGCAAGATATAGTTACAGAGCCCACAGGTCTTTTTGGCACGATGGCAGGTAAGCCCAGAAGAATCCCAGAAGGAGACCCAGGGAGTATAGACCGAAACCGTATAAGAGATTATAGGTCCCAAGCTGATGTGGAAAGAGAATTAGCTCAAAAGCACGCAGGCGTTGCCACTGGAGTTTTAGAGGGTGCAGGAGAGGGGGAATCTAGTGAAGATTACTCTCAAAGGATGCTTAGAACTGTATCTGCACCAGAACCAGAGAAAACCCCATACGAGACATTTAGCACAGACGAACTATTAGAATTACTAATCAAAGAAAATAAAAAGAAAACTGGTCAATAATGGCACTATTCCAGCGTAAAGACATAAATGAATCTGAGAAGAGGATTTTTGATGCACTATGGAAGCGTTACCAAGAGAACCCTGAACAATTCTCTGAAACTCAAGTAAACGCCCTAAATGAATTAAATAAAAGACTTACTCCAGAGACAACCCCTGATGAGATATATGACCCAAAAGAATTAGTTGATGAAATGAGGGGAAGTGACCCAGGGGAGAGGAAAAAGGTACTTTCTGATGTTGAAAGAGAATTTGAAAGAAGAAAGGGTCCATCTAATAAAGAAGAGTTTGACAAACTTGGATACCAAAGATTAAAACCAGAAAAGAAAAAACCTTTAGGGTTCTTAAAGAATATATTTAAAAAAGAACAAAAACAACCAGAAGCTGCCACAGAGACTACAGAGCCTACTACAAAGGAACCAGAAGAACCAAAATCTACACTAACTATAGAAGATGCTAAATACTGGTACAATAGAGCACTAGAAGATAATGCACACGGTGGCAAATCTTTTGAAGAATGGCTTAAGTCTGACTCAAGCTTTAAGCATCTGGTAGAAGCTCCACCCTCATCTACAAATGTAAGCGATATTATTGATAAAGATGAAAGTCAAAAAATTGCGAAACAAACCTCTGTTGAATTAGAGCCAGAAGTAGAGAGTGGGTGGGCATTAAATATATCAGACAATCCTGTATTAAACTCAAATAATCATTATAATGTATATGGAAAATCTTATACTCCACCACAAGGGGGGATAGATATATTTAACGACCCTGCTGAAGCATATGATGCTTGGGTGAGAGAACTTACGATACGTTCAGCTCCAGTAGAAAAAGGGGGCTTAGGTGAAATACAAGAGGGAACTGGAACATATCCATTTATAGTAGGAGTATCCCCTCTTCAGTATTGGATAGAACAAGGAGTTCTTGATTTTGATTTACCATTTGATGAGCAAGTAGAGTTATTTAAAAAGGCAATAGAGAGTGGAAAATTAACGAAAGAGCTTAGAATAAGAGAAAAAGATAAAGATTTTGATTATCCAGAATATGGAACTCAGTTTGCTAATTTATTAACCTTACCAGATAGTATAGATGAGCTAAGAAGACAGAGGGGTAAAGATTGGGATTTATTTTATGAAGTTGTTGGAGAACAAGCAGAGACAGCTCGTTATTTCTTTAAATTATTAAAAGCATATAAAAAAGATGGTAGTCTTGAAAGTGCAAGAGCCTTAAATGAGTTTTATGAGGATTTAGTCCCTATTGCTAAAGAGAGTGGGCGAAGGACTAGGGACTTTAGAGATGCTGTTGTTTACTACGCAAAGCACCCAGACAAACTAGTTCCATTTTATAGTGGCTACAAAGAAGCAGAAGAGCTGGGTAGGGCTTTATTTATCTTACAGGCATATGAAGCTACAGGTGAAATGCCATCAGAAGAAGATATGGAGTTTTTGCGTTACATTGATGATAAGGATTTCTCTGATGACCCTTCAACTACAGCAGCTAAAATTATTGATGTCTTTGGACAAATGGTTCCATTTGCTGGAGAATTAAAGGGTCTTAATGTTGTTGGTGGTATGGTAAATATATTTGGTCAGAAGGTGGGCAAGAAGTATGTAGGTGATGCAATTAGAGGTCAAATAAAAAAGGTATTGTCTTCAAAAATAGGTAAAACAGGAATAGCAATAACAAAAACAGGAGTGCTTGTAGAGGGTGGATATAGAGCAGATGCTTCAAAGAACAAAAGACTCCTTCATAATTATCAGATAAATGATGATGAGATAATCGTAAGTGACGATAAGGTCAGCGAAGAAGATGCAGAGAGGTGGGGTAAGGCAGATGCTTACATAGAATATCTTTCAGAGATGAGTGGTGGGGCACTTAGAGTATTTGGAGCAGGAGCAAAAAATTTAGTAACAAAAGCTATATCAAAGGTTACAAAGATTGCAAGTAAAGGTGAAAAAGACTTAATTATTGGTCAGTCTATGGCAAGTGCAATTAGGAGATATATAGAAAAGGCAGTACCTGGTGTAAAGATAGATAAAAAAACATTAAACAATATACGAAAAGAATTACAGAAGTTTGGCTACGATGGGTTCCTAGAAGAGCTTGGTGAGGAAAGATTAGGGGAAGTAATGAGAGCTTTCTTATATCAGCTAACAGAGTCTGGTATAGTAGAGGGATTTGATAACCCTGAATATGTAGATAATATTTGGACTATGCTATCATCTGGCGAGTATGCCAAGTTTGGCGAACAGATGCTAATAGAAATGGTGGCACTAGGAACACCTGGAACGGTTGCAGGGTTATATTCTATTGATGCACGGAAGGGCAAAGAAGAAGATTTAAAATCATCACAACCAGAATTTGTTTCAAAAGTAGAAGAGTCTAATAAAAAAGCAGAAGAAGTAAAAGTAGAAGTAGAAGAGACAAGTAAAAAAATTGATAAAGAGGGCGTTGAGTCTTTATCAGAAGAAGAGTTTACAAAGCATATTGAAAATGTAAATGAAGTAAACAACAATCACACTTTAAATACTTTAAACGAGCTTTTAATTGAAGACCCTGCTTTAGCTAAAGAATTAGATTTATCAGAAGTAAACCTTGAAGAAGAAATTATAAAAACAGCCGAACAATTAGAGGCTGAAGGTGTTAGTGTTGAGGGTGAGGGAATGGATGTTGACCAAAAGACCTTTGTTGCTAGAGGATACACCGTTCTTGCTAATTTAAAATTAAAACTAGGATTAGGTAAGGGAGCTAATTACGATACTGTTGTAGAGGAGTATTATGGTATTGTTCGTAGAGGTGGCTTATCAAAAGAGCAAGAAGAAATATATAATCAACATTACGAAAAGTACAAGACTGACGCAGAATACAGAAAAGAAATAAACCAATTTATTAATGATATGGCAGAGAAAATGGGTAATCCTATTGAGGTTGCCGATGTGAACCAAACCTTATCTTATGATAAACTATTTGATAAAGAGGGCAAGTCTTACGAGTACAAGAGTAACCAAGATAAAAAGAACCACCAAGCAGACTCTATATTTGAGTATATAAAGAACCTATTTAGTGGAGTATTTGATAATGTAGATAAATCAATCCAAGATGTATACAAAAAGGTAAGAGACCGTAGACTAGAGGTGTCAGCCAAAAGAGCACAAACTACCCAGGAGCGTAGAGATGCTAGAAGGCAGGAGCGTAAAACCAAAGCCGAGGCAAAGAAAGAACGCAGAGAAAAGAAGAGAGAGGAAAGAAAAGCTAAGGTTGATAAAAAGAAAGAGCGTAGAGAAAAAAAGAGAGAAGAAGCTAGAGCAAAGAAGAAACCTTTAGGTAAAGGTGTAGACCCACCTAAAAAAGTTAAGAAAATTGATGAAAAAACTAAAAAAGGTAAACCAAGCTACCAGCTTACCCCTATAGGATATCAATCAGGCAAAGGTCCATCTAAAAAAGATAACATAAATATGATGTTTGGTAGAGAAACTGGACATTTCGGTTCTGGAACATATTTTTTTGGAAGCGAGAAAGAAGCTAAAAAACACGCTAGGGGTCGTAAACGACCTATAACAGAAATAAATCTAGAGGGTAAGAATTTATTTAGACCTTTTGATATGAAGAGAGGGGGCGAAACTTTTAAGGCTGGTGGAAATTTTGGAATGGCAAATGAGCTCCATTGGATTTTGAGATATGTAAATGAGGCATCCTATAAAATAGGAGATTATGATGCTAAAAATAATCCAAACTCCATTTCTTGGAGAGATAATCCAACTGGAATATCAAAGCGTCTAGAATCGTGGACAGGATTAAAAGCCTCACCAAAAATGGTAGATGAGGTTATCCAAGAGGTTAGGGCAGAGATAGAGGCTAATGCTGGTTTTGGTGGACTCAAAACAGAAACAGCCTCAACAAGACTTATGAGAAGACTGGGTTTTGATGGCATAGATATGAGAGGAATAGAGGGATTTGATAATGCTAATTTTGGAAGTGTTTTATATGCTGATAAACCCACTAAAGACCCAAGAATAAGCTACCAGCTTACCCCTATAGAAAAACCAACACTATACTCACCAGCCTTACGAGCTATAGAGAACCTACCTCAGAAATCTATAAAGGCTCGTGGATTAATGAATCTATTTAAAAGAGCACAAGTTCCTCCAGTAGAACTAGATTGGCTAGGTATCAAAGAATGGGCTCAAGAAAACTATAAACCTATAGACAGAATCCCCAAAGAACATATAATAGAGTTCATAAAACAAAACGAGTCTGAGGTAATAGATGTTACATTGGGAGAAGTAGAGTTATCTAATGAAGATAAAAATAAGATTAGTAAATTAGGTTGGAATCCAAAATACTGGAAGTATGATGAGGATAACCCTGCAGCGTCAGAAGGATTTGCCCCAAAATCTTTAGAGAAAGAAAATGAAGAATACCAAGATATTTTTTATAGACCTAAAGAAAATATTTATGTAGTTGAAACTTTTGATGGAGAATATTCTGATAAAAAACAATTAACAGAAGAAGAATATCAAGATTTATATGATAAGGGTAAAATAAAAACGCCTCCAATTCACAACGCTATTAGTAATTTCTCAGGTTTGTATACACCACCTAAATTTGAAAAGTTAACTATGGTAGGTGGAGAGGACTACAAAGAACTCCTTGTTAGGCACCCAGATGGAACCTATATAAAGCCATCACACTGGGATATCCCTGGTATTATAGTGTCCTTGCGTTTAACCACAAGATTTGACACCGAAGGGAACAAAGTATTATTCATTGAAGAGATACAATCAGACTGGACATCAGAGGCTCATAAGCTAAGAACTAAAGAAGTTAATAGGCTAATCAATAAAGGTATGTCCAAAAAAGCAGCAGAGAAGAAGGTACCAAAAGACTTTGGGTATGTAACAAGAAAGACACAAGCTGATTATGATAAAGCATTAAAAGAAGCTCAAGCAGAAGAGAAGAAATTAAGAAAAGAACTATATGATTATGTGATAGAAAACAACCTTTCCGCAGATGTTGTCCAGTCAGCAATAGAAAATGCAGTTAGAGAGGCGTTTGATTATGCAAAACCCCCAATAATAGATGCTTATTTAGATAAACTTGAGGATAAAGATGTTGCTAAATTTAGAGGTCACTATGGTCCGCTTGAAGTAAATAAAACTCAAGCGAAAAAAATAATGAAGCTCTGGGCTCAAATATCAACACCAAGTGCATTAACTCAACCTAAGGGTATGCAAGACACCCCATACAAAGATGGTTGGATTAAGCTAGGTGTAAAGAAAGCTATATTGCACGCTGTGAACAACAACTTTGATAAGATAGCAGTCCCTACACACGAGCAGATAGCAGATATGTTTGATGTATCTAAGAGTATATCTACAATACGATACTCTCCTATAGACCCAAATGCAAAAAGAAGTGAAGCTGGATATGGAAGATTTCAAGTAGAAGTATTTGATAAATCAGATAATAAAATTGAAGATATACCTATGTATAATACCCCTGAACAGCTAGAGAACTATCTTGGTAAAGGAATAGTAGACAAAATGATTGCTGGTGAAGGTGAGAAGTTTGAAGGCCCAGGTGGTGGTATAGAATTATCAGGGCTAGACCTAAGAACCCCAGCTCCATTTATGGAAAAAATATACGATGCACTAGCTAACACACTAGCCAAACAAGGAAGAAGACTAGGTGGTAAGTCAGGGACTACAGATATAGTTATAGAGCCGAATGCTATGATGGCAGAATTAGATACAAAAAATCCCATCATCCCACAAGACTTAAAAGATAAGCAAGAATATGAAGAGGCTTTAACATCAAAAGCATCAGTGGATAATTTTGTTAAAGAAGGAAAAGGAATCCCTGTCAAAAGAAAATCTCTTACCCTTACAGACCCCCTTAAAGACAAAGTAAGAAGAACTGGTATACCTTCATTCCAGTTAGCTCCAGTAGAAGACGCACTTGATATATATGATGATATCACAGGTAAAGAGAAATTTGGCAAAGATGCAAAGAAAGAGCGTGTTAATGTATATAACTCATCCATTATACCAATATCAACTCTACTGAAGAGAATGCACCCTAAATTATATATACATCTTTTAAAGCATCAGTTTAATGTGGCTGAAAAAACAAGCGAGTTTAGTAAGATGGCTGAACCATTGGTGAAGATTTTAACACCAACTATAAAAAAGAGGGTAAAGAGGTATGTATTTGGTGATAGGCTAGATAAAAAGTCAAGCAGAGAGATAAATCTTCCAATAAGAGAGATAAATACATTTAAATTGGCTATGCTTAATAGTGACGCAACTACGATGGAGAGTGTAATCCAAAAATATGACAATAAAAATAAAGATTTTATGTCAGCTTATAAGAATGCTAGGGATGTGCTAGACCTATTAAGACAAGAGCTTATAGACGTAGGTGAAGAGGTTGGTTTAATTGATGATTATTTCCCAAGAAAGGTCTCAAACTACTCTGATTTTGAAGATTATATATATAAGAACAAAAAAACTAAAACTCTAATGGAAAGTCAGCTTAGGAAGGCAGAAAAAGCAAAAGGTGCGAGTCTTTCAGAGGCAGAAAAAGCCGAAATTATTGGAATGGTAATAAGGGGACATTCTTTTACTGGCTCAAAACCAGGCTACTTAAAAGGTAGGAAGATTGATAAGATTACTCGTGATATGGTAACTTTATATAGAGACCCACCTGTACAATTACTTAACCATATAGGTAATGTAGTTGAAAGAGTGGAAGTAAAAAAATACCTAGGAATTAGCAACAAAGATTTTGTAGAGAAGACAACGGCAGAGAAGACTGCACTCTACGAACAGTCTGTTGGTGATTTACTTCAAAAACTTATAAGGGAAGATGGTTACACGCTAACACCTAGACAGGAAAAGGAATATACTGAAATACTAACTGCATATTTTAGCTTTACACCCACTTCTGAAGGCTATGGAGCAGTTAAAACTATTATGTATGGCTTTTTCTTGGGAAATATTACAAGTACGATAACGCAGCTTCAAGATATGGGATATGCAATCTACGAAAATAAATTAGGTCAGCATAGAACTATTAAAAATATGGCTATATACTTAGGGAGTAGGATTAAGAATATAGATAGGCTTAAAAGGGAGTCTATAGGCGTAGATATCCCTGGATTAGAATTAAAAATTACTTCAAAAAGTGGCTTTTATAAAGCTGCTAATAACTTTACAAATGGGGTGTTTACGATTAGTGGCTTTAGGCTTGGAGATGGTCTAGGAAAATCTGTCGCAATCAACAGTGCAATACAAAAATATAAATCAAGGGCACAAAAAAACAGATTATCTAGGAAAGATAAAGACTATTTAAAATTATTATTTGGAGACCAATACGACCAAGCTATAGAAGAGTTAAAGCAAAAAACACCACCAAGTGAATACACGGAAAATGAAAAATTTATAGCTTATGCAACCATTCTAAAGTATCAGCCTATAGGTAAGACAGAGGTTCCACTTAAATATCTTCAATTTGGAGGTGCAGGTAGAACTTTTTATATGCTAAAAACATTTGCAATTCAACAGCTCAATGTAATAAGAAATGAGAGTTGGGATATTATCTTTGCCAGGCAGAAAATAGCAGGTAAAAAGCCGACTGCTAGGCAAAGGACAACAGCAATAGGTAATATGTTCTACCTTATGGGGCTTCTTGTGATGATGGGTGTCGGCAAAGATGAAATTATTAATTGGCTATATGGAAAAGATGAAGAGTTGGATGAGCTAGCAAAAGATAACCTTTTAAAGCTGTTTTTATTTAGCAAGTTTGAGCTAAATAAAATAGCGAGAGAATCTACTTACAATGGTATACTTAAATCTATTGGTGAGACTGCAGCAGAATCAGTATGGAGTATGCCTACTGTTGATTTTGTTTGGAATTTTATGAAAATTGCAGAGGAGACATTTCTTACTACAAAGAGGAGTAAACTTCCCAAATACTTAGTCCCTATAGGTAGCATTTTAGATAACAATAGATATATATCAGAACAGCTAGGAATTGGTGGAAGAGCTAGGGATGATTATGTTGTAAGAAGAATAAAGGAACTTTATAAAAAATCACATAAGCAAGGTATAGACCTAAGTGATTCTGAGCTTAAAGAGTATAGAAAAATTCTTAAAGATTTTGATAAATACCCTCAGACATATATAATTACCAATAAAGATGGTGAGGAAGAGGTTAAGAAAAGAATTAATACAACCAAGCACTGGGAACATATAGACAATACTTATTAAAGGAAAATAAAATGAACCAATCAATAAAAAAGATAATTAATTATGTACTTAAGGACTTGAATATGTATAGTGAAGATGCAGAGAGTCTAGTCTACAGGACTGGTATGGCTGAGAGTGGATACAGACACCTAGAACAAGTTAAAGGTCCAGCACTAGGTTTCTTTCAGGTAGAGCCAGACACCATTAATGACACTATTGACAATTACCTTAAGTTCCGACCAAAAAAATTAGAGCACCTAGTTAAGCGTGGGCTTGATTTAACAGACCCAGAGAACAGCGTGCTGTGTAGTATATATCTACAGGTAGCTTTTTGTAGATATAAATACTGGAGAAGCCCCAAGCCAATCCCTAGTGGAATGGTTAAGCAGGCTAAATACTGGAAAGAAATTTACAATGGTCCTGGCAAGGGCACTATAGAACACTTTGTGGATAACAACCAGTAGTGGATATCTTTAATGTATTAGAGACCTTTGGAGTTCCAGTGGCAATGAGTGTTGCCTTTGGGTTCTTCATATGGAAACAAAATAAGTTTATCCAAGATGAACTGCAAAAAGAATTAAGAGAATCTTTTGAAAGGTTGGAAGATATTATGGATAAGGATTTCCGTAATATACTTATAGGGCTTATTAATGCTCAAAAAGAGAACCAAATCAAACTAAGTGAAATGAATAGAAGCTATAAAGCTATAGTAGAGATAATGAGCTGGCTTAGTGGCAATGGTTTAAAAGATAAGTTCATAAGAAAGAAATCAGAAAACGACTGGTAACCTAAACAAAGGATTATAAATGCTAGCTATAGTAAAGATTTTAACACCCACAGTAATAAAGGGTATAATGAAGTATGTATTTGAAGAAAACGAACTAGACCAACAAATGGGTTCTGTAAGGGCGAGGCTGGACAAATTAGAAAAGGATTCTCACCCACCTAAGAGCTATATAGTTTGTGACAAATGCAGTTATAAAATAAGGCAGTACGAGGGTACTGATTAAAATTTAATAAAGGAGAGTAAATGAGAGATACGCTAATAACAATAACAGAAAGACCATTAGTAGGAATGTCATCATCGCTAGGAGGAGCTATGATAAATTATTTTGAAATTCTTGGTCCATACCTCAACTTCGCATCGGTTTGCGTTGGTCTGGTGGTTGGACTACTAACCCTAAAGAAACTAATAAAAGGATAAAGAACAATGATAGCTGGACTAATAGTAAACTACCTAAAAGAAAATAAAGAAGAAATTGTTGATGAAATTAACAAGAAGATTAACATCCCTCTAATTTCAGAAGCCAGAGAAGAGGATATTATAAATTCACTCTTTGACGGTCTAATGGAAATACTTGAAGGTATATTAGCTAAGAAAAAATAGTTTGGAATAAATCTACAGTAGTTGTAACTTCTTGCATAAACATAAGGAGTAGCGACTATGAGTAAGATTGATTTATCTAAATTAACAGCACCAACACCAGAATCAGAAATTAAACACAGGGAACAGGCAGGGAAAACACTTTCCTATATAGATGCTCGTTACTGTATGGATACACTAGATGAAGTTTGTGGTCCTGGAAATTGGTGTGATAACTACAAAGAAGTAAAAGGTTTGATGATGTGTGGTGTCTCTATATTTGTTAACGGAGTATGGGTAACAAAATGGGATACTGGCAGTGAAGCAAACTTTGAAAAGGAAAAGTCTATAGTTAGCGATTCATTTAAACGTGCTTGCGTTAAATGGGGTATAGGCAGAGACCTTTATAAAACTAAAAAGGCTGGGGTCAAAAGGGACGCTACTCCTACATTACCTTCCGAACCTTCCGTGGGTTCCCCTGGTAAGCCTCAGCCAAATTCCCCTGCAAATAAACAATCTAGATATGTTCTTAATTTTGGTAAACATAGTGGAAAATTTATTACAGATGTTCCCTTAGATTATCTTAAATGGTTTTTAAATCAAAAAGATAATAAGAAGGATATGAAGACTTACAATGAGTTTCTAAGTGAATATCAAAAGAGAATGACGAATGATTAAACTTGTAGAGGGCACTAGATATGGTAGATTCTATGACATTGGGGATGGTATATACGTCCCCAGTGTCACCACAGTCACTAGATATGGATGCCCTACACCTAATTACCTTCTAAAATACATTGTGAACAACTCAAAGGGTGACTATGATAAGTACCTAGAGACTTCATCAGAAGCACTTAGAGTGGGAACTGCTGTACACGATAGCTGTGAGAAGCTATTGCTTGGGGAAGACATAACTATAGAGAACGACCCAGAGGTGCAGAAGGGTGTAATAAGTTTTTGTAAGTGGTACAAGGACTATATGCCTAAAGTAATTTCAGTAGAAGAGGTGTTATACGCAAAGACTCATAAGCACGGTAAGTTAGTGTGCCCCTTTGCAGGAAGGTGCGACCTTGTGGTAGAGATGAACGATGAGATATGGATGATTGACCTAAAGACATCCAAGAGTTTAGAGGATTATACATATGTGATTCAGTTAAGTATGTATAAAATGTTGTGGGATATTTTACATCCAGACCAGACTATAGATAGGCTTGCTCTTGTTCATTGCAAAAAGAACTTTATGGGTGCACAGCCAACAGCAAAAACAAAGCTTTTTAAAGAGGTGGAGTTTGATGAGAAGTCTGTGTATGCAGCAGTGAGATTCTTTTACAGATACCAGGAAGCATTTGACAATAGTGGAAACCTTAAAACAAAAGCTAAATTGCAGACTGAATTTAAATTATGAAGTGCTGGCATTGTAAAGAAGAATTGATTTGGAATAGTGACCACGACTACGAAGATTATAATATGGAAGGACAAGGAATAGTAAGTAATTTAAGTTGTAATAATTGTGATTGTTTTGTATTAGTTTATAAACCAATTAAGGAGTAGCGATGAAAAAGGAATATAGTGTGGAGTCTATAGATTCTAAAGAAACGTATGACTGGTTGTTGCATAAGCATTATTTAAAAAGAAAAACAAGTATATCTTATGCTTTTGGTTTATTTAGGAATAAAGTATTAGAAGGTGTTTGCACCTATGGTAATGCTTTACCATCAACAATGAGGCGGGGTTTTTGTGGATTAAAATATGAGCATATTGTATATGAATTAAATAGATTGTGTATCAATGAAAATTTAGATAAAAATGTTCTATCATATTTTGTTTCAAAAACATTTAAATTATTAATAAAGCCAAAAATATTAGTTAGTTATGCAGACAAAAAAGTAGGACATACTGGATATATTTACCAAGCTACTAATTGGCTGTTTACTGGAGAATCTCACACTCAATTAGATTGGAAGGTTAAAGGTAAAGAGCATATTCATAGTAGAACACTAATGGATGAATTTCCTTTTGAGAAAGATAGAATAAAAAAACTTAAGGAAAAATATGGAGATGATTTATATCAAGTAGAGAGAATGCCAAAGAATAGATATGTATATTTTATTGGAACAAAAAAGCAGAAAAAAGATATGCTAAACAATTTAAAATATAAGATAGAGCCTTATCCAAAAGGCGAGAACAAAAGATACGATGCAAGTTACAAACCACAAGTACAAGCAAAGTTATTTTAAAGGAGTAGCAATGAACGATTATGTAGTAATACCAGGTAATATTTTAAGGAATGATGACCTTACCTATTTAGAGAAGATTGTCTTAGCTAAAATCACTAATTTAGATAACGATAAGGGATGCTTTGCAACCAATAAATACTTTGCTGACTTATTATCCACATCTATAAATAGTGTTTCAAAGACAATAAACTCACTAAAAAATATGGGATTGATAAAAGTAGAAATAATAGATAATACACACAGAACTATAACCCTCGCCAAAAAGTGTAGGGGGGGTGTCGTAAAAGTGGAGGGGGGGTCGCCTAAAAGTGGAGGGTCTTCCGTTACTATTAATATAGATACTAATATAGAGTATAATAAAAGTTTTGATATTTGGTGGAAATTATATGATAAAAAGGTTGGAAAGGAAAAAGCTTTAAAGTTTTGGATTAAAAAGCTAGACCACTCTTTAGAGGAAGATATTATGAACCACACCAAAAGATATGTTAAGGCTACTGATAAGCAGTATAGAAAGAACCCATACACCTACCTGTATAATAGTTCTTGGGAAGATGAGATAATGAACGAAGAGGAAGAGAAGGTTATCAGTCCAGAGCAAGAGTTAGCAAAGTTAAGACTTTATAATCAGCGTATGGGAACCAACTATAAGTCAGTAGAGGAGTTAAGAAAAGCAACACAAAAGGGGGAGAGAAAGGATGCTAGTAACTATGCCTAATACAAAGGAAGAGCTTAAAGAGGCTCTAGAAACCATAGATAGACAGAAGTATCAAATAGAAAAATTGCAAAGAGATTTGCGAACAATGTATTATAGACTAAGGGAGTTTGATGAGCAGACAAGCCATCCAGAATGATATAAATAGTGAAACTCACATAAAGGGTGAGAATTATTTCAAGAGTGCTATTGAGAGGTATTGGAGCTGTAAACTTGAAAAGCTACCTATTGATTATAGGCTTGATTTTGCGTTGATTGTAAATAATAAAATAAGGGCGTGGGTTGAGCTAAAAAACAGAGATTTATATAGCGACTCTTTTGGTGATTCAATGATAAACCTAAATAAGTGGATGAAAGCCAAAGAGCTTAGAGACTCCACAAATATACCAACAATACTTGCAGTAAGATACAAAGATAAAGACCTCTGGTGTGTGTTAGCCGATGATACAGATATGGAAATAAGGTGGGGTGCAAGAACCAAAAACACAAGAGATTGGCAAGATATCGGACCAGCAGTACACATAAACATAAACGAGTTTAAGGAGTTTTAATGAATAAAAAACTTACAAGAGAGTTGGTAACTATATATGATAGATTAATTCAAATATCAAAGGACAACCAGTATAGTTCAGTTCAGATGGAATGGGGTACTTGGGTTCCTACTGAGAATAGTCTTAGAACGCTTCAATCAAGAAGGGATAAAATAGTAAAGAGGTTATTTTGAATAGAAAATTATCACCATTTGACAAAACATCAATACAAATAAAAAGGATACTAGGATGGCGTATAAAAGAGTTATCAAAGCGTTACAAGGTTTCAGAAAGAACTATATACCGAACATTAAGATTGTAAGTAGGGCAGAGCTTTGGGATAGGCTAGAGTGGATAGCGTTGCTAATTTTAGTGCCACTATCATTAATTTCTTTAATAATAATCTATAGGGGGTTAGTATGGATAACAAACTAATGAAAAAAATAGAAGAGATGTATCCAGAGTGCACAGACGCACTAATGAATAACTTTGACAGAGCCTATGACCTCTGGACTAAAAAGCAAAATGATTATGGGGACAGCAACATCCGACTGGGCTTAGACCTTTCCTCCTCATCCGAGCGTTCGCAAAATAGTAGGCTGGCTCAGTTTGGTGTTGTAATAAGAATGAATGATAAAATTAGTAGGTTAATTAATTTATATAAGAAGGGTAAAGAGGATGGATACATTGATGATTCTAATCCAACTGGATTTACAGCAGTAGATGAATCTATTGAGGACACAGCTCTTGATATTATGAATTATGCTAATATGCTGATGGTACTAAGGTCAGGAAAGTGGGGGAGATAATGATAGACAAAAAGATATCACTAGGAACGCTATTAACACTAGGAACTATCATAGGAACATTCATATACACTCAAGGTGTACTAGCTACTAAGATGGATTCTATTGAAAGTGATAGTGCAGACACAGAGAAAAAGATACAGACCAACATTAATAAGATTCAAGATGTAGAGGTTAATAACGCTAAGATAGAATCTAAGATTGATGAAGGTTTTAAAAGATTAGAATCACTAATAATGGAAATGTAAATGTGGCATAAAAAAGATAACCAACCACCACTCACACCACAAGAGCAAAAAGAGTTTAGATACTTTATTGACAATGTTATATATGGTATGAAACAGAAGAAAAATGGTGTGTGGGATATGGGAAATTTTTATGAGCATATTATTCACACTTTTAAGAAATTAAAAATGACATCTGAGGTAATTGAATACCAAAGAATACTCAGTAATTGGAATAGAAATAATAAATGAGCAGAGTAACTGAATTTATAGAGTTTATAAATAGCGAGACAATTCCTACTGATGAGGAAATGGAATTTATGTACTCTCATTTATCTAAAACTGAGAAATTAAAAAAAACTAGAAAAGAATATAGAAAGAATCTTAAACAAGGAGAAACACAATGAAGATAAAAGACTACAGAAAGCTAGACAATGGTGGTAAAGTTAAAGGTTTTATGACAATCGTTACAAGCGAGGGTTTTGAAATGAAGAGCTTTAAACTTATTGAAGGCGAGAATGGTTTATTTATTGGAGCACCAAGTCAAAAGGGAACCGATAAAGAAGGAAACGAGAAGTGGTATGATATGGTTTGGATTCCAAAAGAGCTAAATCAAACGCTACTTGACCTTGTTGCCAATGAAGTTGATTTGACACAAGATAGCAATCCAGTACCTTTTTAATGAAAGACAACCAAACAACTACACACGATGTAGAGGTAAACTACGATGGTGTCCAGGAGTACAATAATTTAGTAAGAGAATATCAACACCTATTGACAAAAGTTGATTCTATTAGTAAATTACTTGAGCAAATCTATACATTACTTCTCTCATATAATCCAAAGGTAGCAGAACAAGTTAAAGAAGAATTGGAGAAAATAAATGAGCAGAACGATGATACGAGCTCTGAACCCAGAAGCGATATTACTGGATAATTCATTTGATGTAGCAATAGTAGGCGTAGGCAACAACGCATCTGGAGATGTGATAGCAGTATACAGCCAAAAGGATTGCGTAGACATAATAAGCTCCGATGGAGTTGAAGATGCAGATGCACGAATGCTATTTGCTACATTTGTAGAGCACTCAAGGGGGAGATATTCCCCAGTATTTTTAACTGAATTTTGGGAGATAGCGTGAACAATAAACTATGGAACAACGTAAAAAAGTGGAGAGACTACTACAACAGCACACCAAATGGCTGGGTAGTTGCCACTTTAATATCAAACGAATACCAATCAAGTTTAGCTAAAATCTCACCATCTAGACGCAAGAATCGTTGAGTACAATCACAGAAAAAATAAAAAAGTCTGAGTTTACCTGTGAGATGTGTAAAACATTTAGTATTGGTAAGCATAGTTATATTTATAAGACCTTTGAGGTTTTACCTAAGACACCATCAGAGAATCTTAGAATATGTGAAAAGTGTGCAAATAGAGAGGTAGTAGGAAAGAACAAAAAAACCCTAGAGGAATTATTTGATTGATATAATGGCATATTACTTACTTGCTAATCTATTATTCCAACCGATAGAAGAAATCCACAACTGCAACAATCCTAACTTAATCGAGAGAACCCCACACTTTCTATGTGTATGGGAAGAAGAAGACTTTTACACAACCACAACTGGTAAGAAGGTACTAAGACCTAAGCGTAAGAAAGATAATTACTTTGAACGTAAAGCGAGGCAACGATATTGGCTAAGAAAACAGCAAGGCAAAGAGTAGTAAAGAGATTAGACGATGTTACATCAAGATATATACGAGAGCGTGACAAGGCTTGTGTCCAATGTGGCTCAAAAGAAAACCTCACAAACGGACACGTCTTCTCCAGGAGGGCGTACAACACGAGGTGGGATATATCTGAGAACGGTAATTGTCATACTCAGTGTTGGGGCTGTAACTTTAGGCATAGTAAAGATAATTATGATTATTTTAAGTGGTATAGGGATAAATTTGGAATTGAAAGATTTGATGAATTAAGATTTGAGTACAAGACTACAAGAAAAATAACCACAGCAGAGTTGGAGGAGCTCTATGAGGAACTAACCGAAGCCTATAAGGAGCTAGTAGATGAGAGCGAAACTTGTCAATAAAGATAGAATAATAGAATCCCTAGACGCAACTCTTAGAGACCTAGAAATAAGAGCGTGTTGGTTGGGATTAAGTGCAACCAATTTATCATATCAATCTAAAATACATTTTATATCTGAGCATTGGATTGTAAGCAAAGAAGCAATAGAAAAGGCGATTTACACTGACAAAGCTATCAGCAACTGAGAAAGGTTATGTAGGCGAGTTATTTACAGTCTTCTACCTTAATCTAAACGGATACTCAGCACACCAAGTTCCAAATCGTAGGCCCTACGATGTAGCGTTGGAACACGATAATAGATTGGTTAAGGTCCAAGTTAAAACAAGCACACATAAGAATCACGAAAAAAAGAATTATGATTCTGGATATTGCTTTAACATCAATAGACGTAGCAGGATAGTTAAGAACAATAAAGTATTCCACTACTACGAACATTATGGAGAATTTGATTGTGATATCTTTGCATTTGTTCAGCCACGATTATATAAGATAGCTTTTTTCCACACAAAGCAGATTGATGTAAAGTACAGAAAAATCCTAAAACCAGATATGTTTGAAGAGTATAGCATTGAGAAGGCATTGGGGTATATGTAGGTATAGGGAAGGTATAAATTTTGCCTATATGGGATATTCTAGGAACAAAAAAAGGGAACCGAAGCTCCCTTTAATTGCATTTATCACATTAGAGGTTTAATCTGGTGCACCGAATTGAATCCTTAAATCCTCTCTTATCACAGCTTCTCTATTAAAGGTACAAGTAACACATAGCATATAACCCCAAGAGCTAAGATACTCTTCATACTCAGTAACATACTTAACATCATTAGAATACTGCTTACAAAAGCTACATTCTTTAAGTTCTTTACTCATCGTACTCTCCTTCCTTTTCATTATGGATATAGTAAGAAGCCAAACAGATTATACTAATCCAGATTATTATAAATAACCACATTACTTATTCTCCTTCCACAAGTATAATATTAACTTTGTAATTATCAGCCTCACCACCTATACTAAGACCAAGAAGGATACCTTCCTTAAAAGACTTGATTTGTTCAAAATCATAGTTATTTGGTTCAATGGTTTGACATTCTCTATAACCAGCACCATCATCGTATTTTGTTAGTATTTGTATTGCGTATTTCATTATGCTACTCCTTTGCTTTTTTTGTATCTTTCATCAAATACATTTTTTAAGTAATTATGTATTATAAAGTTAATGTGCTTACCTACACTACGATGGTTCTTTTTAGCATCTTTATCTAATGCTTTTTTTATTTCTAAGTCCATCATTACATTTACATTTTTTTTCATCACTCCTCCTCCTTACAATATTCTGAAACTCCCTCGTTATATCCTTTTACATATTCGTAATATTTATTAGAAAAGTTTCTTTCGTGCTTAAAAGGATTGTTCTCTACTCCATTAAAATAACCATCATTAAATCCTAGTTTATATGCTTTAGTACTCATCACTCCTCCTTTATATTAAATACGTTATTAGTTTAATTATGTAGTACCAGATGACTAGACTTGAAACAATCAAGCCTAGCCACACCCAACCTCTAGTGCTAAACATTCTTAGAACCCCTAGTAAGCTCAACAAATTCAATGTGTAGGCTTCGTAGGTTATAATCCCTATAATGCTCTGCTTTGAACCTATCTTCTAGTATCCATTTCATATCTTCCATTTCTGGTAAGAAGCTCATAGTATATCCTAAAGCATAACCACCGTCTTCTAACCACTCTTGAGCATAGTTTTTGATTTTCATTTGCTACTCCTTTTTAGTTTATTAACATTCTTTTTAAAAATTTGGGCTGGAGGCACATAAACCCCTCCATTTAATCTTGCTCATAGAACCCAAATAAGTCTTTTATTTTTAATAAAGTGGTACGTCTTGCGAGTTTTCAGTTCTTCTATCTACTTCAGATTCAAAGCACTTATAACAATTTCCGTGTTCTGACATATTCCGATAATGTATCATTTCTTTACAATCAGTACATTTCTCTAAAACACCAGCTAAAATTAATTCCGTTGTTTTATAAAACTTTGCCCAAACTGGCTTTTTTCCTCTTTTAATTCTTTTTTTATCAGCTTCAATCCAGTATTTAAAATCATTCATTTTACTACTCCTTTTGTTTGTTATCGTTGAACGCTACACTAAGTTAAAACACTTTTAATATTATATGCAAGAAAAATCTTTAATAATCTTTAATCCTCCTTATAAAAAAAGTTTATTTACTTACGAATAAATAAGGTGATTTGTATCACATTTTTGTATTATCATATGTGTATGATAGAAGTATGTATATTTGCGTTGGGCGTAGGTACTGGCTATGGCTTGTCTACGCTCTCTATTTTTATGGGCAACAAAATGGCTGATAATATGGTACAGAAATTCACAGCTCCAGTACAGACTGAAGACGAGCCTTCTATTGATACAGAAGTGAACCCCATATATGACTTCTCTGCTTATGAAGAAACACTTAAAGACTACACTAACATAGAACCCCTACAAGATAAAGAAAACACCAACCCAAACGAAGAAGACTTCAAACCACTTAACTAGGGAAAAGAAAGTAATGGGAATCGCATTAAAAGAAATAAAAGCTAAAAAGCGTAAAAAATAATACTTGAACAGCAAGTACTTGAAAAGCTTGTAAAAACTAGGAGAATAACACGAAAAATGAGGTTAAAATGCCAAGAATGACAAAAGAAGAGCGTAGAGAGAGAAGACTTGATAGAATAAGAGCCTACGATGAGAAAATGAAACCAAAGCGTATTGCACGTCAAGAAAAACAGAAAGCTAAAGAAGTAAGGAAGGCAGATAGAAAGGTTAAAAGATTAGAAAAGAGGCTGGGGAAGGTGTCAGCAAGGTCTGGAAAAGCAGATACAAGCTATCAACGTCAATTAGATAGAGAGGCTACTAAAGATGTAGAGAAAGGTAGAAGTAAAGGGAGAACAACCAGACTCAGAAGAAAGAGAGCAAAAACAGCACAAAAAGCAACCTCAACTGCTCTTACTGGTTTAGCTACTAAAAATTTAGCAAAAGGAGTTGTTGGTGGATTCAAGGGGAAAGTGGTAGGAAAGACTCTTGCTAAAGGAGCAGGACAAGCAGTAGCTGGAGAAGCTTTAAAGGGAACTGATAAACCAACAATCTACGAGCCTAGATTAATGCGTAAGGCTCTTTTACGAAAAAAGAAAGCAAGAGTAGAAAAGAAATTAGCTGGAGCAAAGAAGAAGAGAGAGAAAGCTAAAGCCTCAAAAGGTGTATGGCGATACGATAACTAGGAGAATTACTTGGAGCCAGATAAAATAGATAAGTATCTTATAAAGCTAATGCGAAGCTCAAGGCGTGTAAATAATATTATTGAGAGTGCGTGTGGAGAAGCCTATGAAATGGGCTTTAATGCTGGTTTAGTGGAAGGTTCTAAGATAAATGGAAAGAAGTATGCCAATAAGGTAAAGAAGGCATTAAAAGGGAGATATAAAGCGTGAGTTCACAAAGAGATAGTTATGATAGATTAATTCTGAGAAAGAAAAAAAAGAAGGGCAAAGATACAGCCTTTTCAAATACTGTTATAAAATACGATAGTAAGGGCAATCCTATAATGAAGATAGTGCCTAGTGGAGAGTTTGGTAAGAGTGATACATTGTATAATATAGGCACTCATCAATTAACAAACAAGATTACTGGTAAGAAGGGCAAGAAGAAAATAGCGTGGGCAAAGAAAATTAATAAGGACGAGTTTTGAGCGACAAACCTAAAAGAGATGCAAAGGGGAGACTACTTCCGGGACACACAGCTAATCCTAATGGTAGACCTAAAGGCTCTACATCAACAGCAGAGGCGTTTAGAAACAATCCAAAGGCACTAGATATATTGAACAAAGTAATACAGATAGCATCAACATTAGGCTCAGAAGATGAACATAAAGATGCAACAAGCTGTGCGAAGGTAGTGGTAGATAAGATAATACCTACCTTAAAGGCTCAAGATATAAGTATAGAAACAGACGGTAGTGCTGGATTTGTAGTATTACCAAAGGAAGAGCCATCTCCGAAGGAATAATATGGAAGCCTCACGAAGGGGCTCAGACCTTTGCCTTACAAGTCAGTGATTGTTATGAAATATTGTATGGTGGTGCAAGAGGTGGTGGCAAGACAGATTGTGGAATGGCGTGGCTATTAAGAGCAACAGAGCATCCAGAAGCAAGAATGTTGGTTATCAGAAGGAATAGTGATGACCTCGCAGATTGGATAGATAGAGCACATAAGATGTATCCGTATGCAAAGATTACTGGGAAACCAGCGACAATAAAGTTTCCAAGTGGAGCAATAATAAGGACTGGGCATTTAAAAGATGACCAAGCCTACACGAAGTATCAAGGTCACGAATATCAGAGGATACTGATAGAGGAATTGACACAGATACCATCGGAAGAAAGCTATTTGAAATTGATATCAAGTTGTAGAAGCACTATAAAGGGATTAGAGCCTAAAGTATTTTGTACTGCAAATCCTGGAGGTAAAGGGCATCAATGGGTAAAGAGTCGGTTTATACAAGGACATCAGCCACAGAAGGCATTTAAAGGCGACGGAGAGAGATACAGAATGTATATACCAGCAACAGTAGACAACAATCCTACACTAATGGATAATGACCCAGAGTATGTTAGTTTTCTTGACAACTTACCAGAGCCACTAAGGTCAGCGTGGAGACACGGAGATTGGGATATATTTGCAGGTCAGTATTTCACTGAATGGAATCCCAAGATGCACGTCATACCAGAGACACTAGCTAGGGAGTTTGGATATGGACAAGAATACAACAAGCGTTATATCGGTATAGACTGGGGATTTGCAGCACCTTTTGCGTGTATATGGATAGAGGTAACACCTCAGAATAAAGTGTTTTGTTATAGGGAATTATATGGAACAGAGAAGCACCCTACACAATGGGGACAAGAGATAATGAGTTTAACTGGAGACGAAGAGATATTTATGAGTTTAGGAGACCCTTCAATGTGGGCACGAAATCCAATGAGCTGGAATGCCTCTCATAATCCGATGTACACAGATAAGTCTATAGCAACAGCGTTAGCAGAGTATGTGCCTAATCTAGTACCAGCCAATAACAGCAGGGTAATAGGTTGGCGTAATATGGCTCAGTTAATGCACTATAAGAAGGGAGTATTGCCTAATTTTTATATAATAGATGGTAAGTGTCCGAATTTAGTAAGAACGCTACCAGATATGATAAGGGATGATAAGAATCCAGAGGATATAGATACTACACTTGAAGACCATATTTGCGATGCAGTGAGGTACAGTTTAACGCATATACAAGCACCAGTTAAACCAGCACCAAAGAAACCAGCATTACAGCAACAGATAGAGAAGTTATTAGAGTTTGAAGATACAGATGATAGTTTAGACTTTTCACAAATGAATTAAGGAAAGAGCGTTGATAAACAATTATAAAGCACAGAGAAATGTAAGAGCAGAGCTTGGAGGTGCAGTAGACCTAGGAGAGCCAGTAAGTCTATATATAGCCGAAGATGAGGTTAAGGTAAGTAGCAAGAATTTATCATTGAATCCAGATTTTGATTCTACAGATAATTGGACTGCTGGTACTGGGTGGGCTATCGCTAGTGGTGTAGCTACTTGCTCTAGTGGAAATGCAAATTTATCTCAATCAGCACCCATCTCTGCTGGAAAAACATATCAAGTTATAGTGAATATTACTTCATATACGAGTGGAAATCTCATTATAGACATAGGTGGTAGCCCAGCTCACACTGGAACTGCCACTGGTGATTTTGGCTCAGTTGGAACTCACAAGGTAATTCTCAATCCTATAAACACTAATGACTTAAGATTATATGGAGGTGCATTTAGGGGGAGTGTAGATAATATAAAGATTTACGAAGTAACAGACCACACCTACAAGCTAATGGCAGTAAACGACAATATCCCAGCTACCCCTGTAAATACAGAGGCAGAAGGAAGTGAGATGATAACTGATACTAAAAATAGAGATTTTAGCTCATCTAGTGATTGGGATGTTTTAAACATTGCAGGTGGGAGTTTAACTGAACCATCTAATAAATTACAAATAGTTACTTCAACAGATGAAGAAAATGAAGGTGCACAATTAGCCGTAGCTAAGTTAACAACTCCTGTTGCTGGAAGAACATATAGAATTTCAGCAGAACTTCAACAAACATCTGGTGCTACTACTCCTCAAATAGGATTTCAATTTGCAGGAACTGGAAGTTCTTATTTTAATATATCTGCATCTGCTGTTACTTACACTCAGGATATAGTAGCAACAAATACTACAGGAAATCTTATGATTTTTAATACTTCTAGTGCTAGTTCTACTACTTTTAAAGTTGACGATATATCAGTTAAAGAACTTTATGGATACGACTACTACAACGCACCAGCGTACAAATTTGGTATCGTATCAAGTATATACGACCAGTCTACTGGAGCAATGAAAACAACAGGAGCTGCAGGTGACCAAGTAGATGTAACAGTACAAGGTGAGTGTACTCTGCATAAATCTGGAACATATACTCTAAATGCAGATAGAATAATAAGCAGAATAACATCTGCTTCAGCTTTAGATTCTGCGACACCATCAAGTTCAGGTGGGGATTTAAGCTTACCGAACGCAGTAGCAGTTACTTCGGAGGCAACATCATCTTCTAATACACAGCCTATAATACTTTTCCAAGGTGTAGAATTTTCAGAGCATTTTGTACACAAAAACTCCCTACAGGTACACGCTAAGTGTGATGAGGCAATAACTAAGTTCAGACCAGTGTCATTATTCCTTGATTCAAATGGGGATTTACTTTGTAGACACGATGATATCCCAGAAACCACACCAGACCAAGACACAGACCACACAGGTGTAGACCCAGGTAAATGGGGTATATCCGAACTAGGGGGAGCCAGTGGAGACATTATACCGATTACAATAGCAGGGAAGACTACCTTAAATACAGGCTCTACAACTGTAGAAGGAAGTTTAATAGGTAGGATAGCAGAAAATGGTACTATTGGATTAATAAGTGGAGCTAATAATAATTACGTGCCTAATGGAATAGCTACAATGATGGAAAGTGGAACTGGAGATGTTCCTATCACAATATTCGGTGGAACTCCAATCGGAACCATAACAGACTGGAAACGGACCATTAAGGTAACAGCAAAGGCAAATGGAGCCATAACTCAGTATTGCCCAGTTTCTTTGTATTTAGACCAATGGGGAGACTATAGATGTATATCTGATAACATTCCTAATGGACAAACACTTACTGGTAATGATGAGTGGGTTGATTTTAGAAAATGGGGCGTTGCCCAGACTACAGTCGCAGATGGCGAATTTGTAGAGATAATAGTACAAGGGCGTACAAATGTAGTGGATACGATAACTAACTTAGAAAGAAAAGATTTTGTAAATAAAATAGCTGCAGATGGTAGTTGCCACGGTGATAGCTCTACAGCAAGAGCATTATCTTCTTTAGGTATAGTAGAAAAAGAAGCAAAGACCTCAGATGGTACACCAGGAGTTATAATAATATTTTAAATATATAGAGGTTAATTATGGCAGAACTAACTAAGTCACAAAAGAATAAAATGAAAAAACACAAAAAACATCACTCAAAGAAGCATATTAGAGAGATGATAGCTACAATGTTGAGGGGTGGTTCTTTTTCAATGGCTCATAAAAAAGCAATGAACAAGGTAGGAAAATAAGGAGGCAATATGCCAAAGTTAGACGGAAAGAAATATAAATACAACAGAAAGGGAATGATTGCATACCTAAAAGCCAAGCGTAAAAAGAAGAAAAGGGGTAGAAATGGCGATGTGTATGGTCAGATACCTACAGGTGATGGAGTAGAAAACCCAGTCGGAGGCAATTAATGGCAACTAAAGACTACGATAAAGCAGTCCCAAATGATATGGAGCTAACCCAAGCTAAGGGTCACAATCCTAGCGATAAAGACCGTAAGCTATTAAAGTATATGGAGCGAATGTTTGATGCTGCAAAGCGTGCACGAGCTCATAAAGTTCCAAGGTGGCGTAGAAACGAAGAACTATATAATGGGGACTTCTTTAAACCCTTTAAATTACCTAAGTATAAAACAAGGGTAGTAGCAAACAGCGTACACTCTATTGTGGAGACAGTATACTCTATTCTTACAGACCGACCTAATAAGGTAGATATAATGCCTAAGACAGAGGAGCAGGTAGAGGCAGCTAGAATGGCACAAGAGGCAGTAGAAGCAGAGATGCGTTCAAAAAAAGCACTTAGAGCTATAAGTGGTATGAAAAGAGACGGACTAATCTATGGTAATGGCTTTATGAAGCTATCATATGGTGAGAATGGAATAGAGTACAATACACCTGACATTTACACTGTATTTGTAGACCCACTAGCCACAAGTATAGAAGAGGCTAAGTGTGTTATATTTGCAACACCAACCTACATAAAAGATGTACGAGAATTTTACGAAAACGGAAATAAAGTGCAATCAGAGGGTAAATTAGACGAATTTAAGTCATTTATCCGTCAAAAGTCAGAAGATGGCGTAGGACAAGCAACAACAGCATCAGGCTCTCAAGTCCCAAATGTAGATGATGGATTAACTTCAGGAACTAGAGATAGTCAGTATAGCTCAAGCCAAGTCTCATCTTCTAATGTAAGAACTGACTTCCAAGAGCTAACCCCTACAGATGATATGGATGACACAGAGGTATTTGGTGGTCAGGTTTTACTAAAAGAGTGCTGGCACTTTATGAATGGAAAACTATATTTAACAACCTGGGCAGGTAAGGTACTACTGCAACACGTTGAATCCCCAACAGAATTTATACCTGTTGTTCATTTTAAGAATTATGCAGATGAACATCACTTTTGGGGCAAAGGTGAGCCTGAGATTGTTGAGCCTTTAGCAGTTGGCACAGCGATACTATTATCTCAGAGTCTTGATAATGTTATATACCACGGAAACCCAGCGTGGGTAATGAATAAGTCTTTAGCTAAGACACCTGGAAATAGACCAAGTGACAAGCCTGGTCAAGTATTCTGGACAAATGGTCCACACGAGCAAATCCAAAGGCTCCCAGCAGGAAACATATCATCATCTAATTTACCATTAGCTGAGTATATGATGCGTCTTACAGACTCAATTAGTGGCGTTCACGACATCACACAAGGGCGTAATCCAAGTGGTGTTACTGCTGCTAAAGCGATATCAGCACTACAAGAGGCTTCTCAGCAGATAATTAGAGCAAAAGAACGAGAAATCGGTTTTGACGCTATAATAGACGTATATAAGCAAACATTAAGTATATTGGTTAATAACTACGAGTCAGAGATAACTATTCGTAGAAACACACAAATGGGCTATGAATTTGAAGTTATACAGCCCTATCAGTTAAGTGAGGATATGGACTTTAAATATATCCCAGGCTCAAGTATGCCAGAATCTCGTGCAAGTCGTATTGACCAAGCACTAGAGTATGTTCAAATTGGGCTATTAACACCAGAGCAATTCTGGAGATGGCACGAAAAGGATATTTCAAAGGATATACTAGAAGAAATAATAGAGCAAAAGAAATTACAACAGCAACTACAAGAACAGCAGATGAACACATTAAATACCTCAACAGATGAGAATGAGATAATGGAAACTCTGCTACAACAACGAGCTCAAATGGGTGCAGTCCCAGAAGAGGGCGAAGGAGAATAAAATGGCTAAGAAGAAGAAAAAAGCTTCAGCAAAAGGAAGAAGAGCTGCACTTAAAGGATTTGCAAAAGGTAAATTCCAGAGCCCAGTTCACAGCAATGGATTTAAACAAGATGTGTTAATTGATTTACACGGTGGCGATAAAGGATTAGATACAGCAGCAACTGCACAAGCAGCAGCCTCTCTTGCAGCAGCAGCAGGGAAAACATATTTTAGATACCGAGGAACAACCTATAAGGCTCACGAAGGGGCTAGAGGCTGGGGAGCTCTTCCAGATGATAGGAATAGTGTAAAATAATGAAATTAAGTAAAAATTTGAAGACCAACACCAAACAAGCGAAAGCTGAAAGGAGCGTCTACAATGCCAAGTCCATATAATGATGTGGAGTTAACCGACTCAGACAAGGAGTCTATCTATGAAAACCCTGGAATAAAGGAGGACCAAAGTCCTCGTGAAGCAGGAGTTGATGGAGTGGATACCTTTGAGAGTCAAACTCACGATACTGAAGAGACTGAAGCCCCAGAGGCTGAAAGTGAAGTATCTGAGAGCGATGAGTTCAATCTAGAGGACTATGAAGTTGAGATTGATGGTGAAGTATATGATGGAGCTGACATTATGCGTTGGCAAGAAGATTCTGCTAACAAAGAGAGTTGGCAAGCATCAAACACCCAAAAGGCTCAAGAAATCGCAAAATGGTCAAAGTTCAACGATAAATTATCTAGCGACACAGAGTTTCGTGATTATGTAAAGGATTTCTTTTATGATGATGACGCATCTCTTGAGAAGCTAGGTTTAGATAAAGACCTACAGCCCTTAGAATATGAGTCAGAGGACCAACCTAATGAGGAGTCTTATGATAGAATAGATGAAGTAGAGGGTAGACTAAATGAAATGGAGTTTGAAAGACACGTTGATGATTTAGAAGTAGAGCTTGATTCTATTATTGAAGATAACCCAGATTTATTTTCTGATGTAGATGATGATGTTAAGTTTCTTGAGTTCGCTCAGGAATCTGGAATATCAGATTTAACACAGGCATTTAAAGTCTGGGGCTACGATAAAATGCAAGGTGAAGTTGACCATCATAGAAAGTTAGATGGAAACAAACAGCGAAATCAGGGAAAAGTCGTTCATAATTCTAAGATAGGTGCAACGGAGGAATCTTCTCCAAAGACCTATAAGAATGTTAAGGACATAGATATAAGTGACCCTGATATAGCTAAGTATTTTAACCGTTAGGAGATAACAAATGGCAGTAAGTTCAACAACGATTAACTGGGATGCTTTATCCTCGTTAACTCGTGATAAATTCTTACCTGTTCTAGTTGATAATATCTTTAACTCTAACCCTTTAGCAGTGAAGCTTCTTAAGAACGCTGAAAAGTTAGATGGTGGAAGAAAGATTATTACTCCCCTAGAATATGCTAAGAATACAGCTCAAGGCTTCTACTCTGGTTATGATGTATTAGACACAACTCCATCCGACCCTGTGACATCAGCAGTGTGGGATTGGAAACAGGCGTATGCTAATATATCAATATCAGGTGAAGAAGAATTGAAAAACTCAGGTGATAGTATGGTGCTATCACTGTTGAAATCTAAAATGGGAAATGCAGAGCGTTCTTTAAAGGACCTTTTCGGTACTAAGTTATTTGGTACTGGTACTGCAGCCCCTGGAACAAATGAAATCACAGCACTTTGTGGTCAAGGAGCACTTGGCAATATTGACGCAGCTACAGAAACAGCTTGCATAGATGGTGATGGTTCAACAAGACACGCTCAAGGTAATATTGACAACTGTGTTATTGGTTACAATAGAAGCCTAGGTGGTGTTAACTCTGATAGTTACACTTGGTGGGAATCATCATTTGCATCATTTGCATTAGATGGTACTGACGCTAGTGATACTGATGACACTGATGACGCAGAATGGGATGAGCTAACTACTACATCAAATGGTGTTAGTAGAATTGTGGCTAGAATGACTAGAATGTATGGTGCTCTAACTATCGGAAGTGACCAACCAGACCTTATTATTTGTCCTCAGAACTTGTACGATGCGTATGAGACTGGGCTACAAGGAAATAAGAGATTTGTTGGAACAGACGCTGGATTAGCAGATGCAGGTTTCTCAACTCTTAAATTCAAAGGTGCAGATGTTGTTGCAGATTCACATTGCCCAGCAGGCGTAATGTTATTCTTAAACACTAAGTATCTTGACTTTAAGGTTCACAGTAAGAGAAACTTCTCTTTCCAGGATTTCCAAAAACCAATTAACCAAGACGCAAGGACAGCCAAGATTTTCTGGATGGGTCAGTTAGTATGTACTAACCCAAGAATGCAAGGAATGATTGTTGGTGGTCCTAGTGGCTATTAGAAAGGGGGTTTAGTATGAGTTTTATAAATACTGGTGGTATACCTCCTGGCTCATTAACAGATGTTACAACTGAAGCTAAATGGGATTTAGGTAAAGTTGTATGGTCTGAAGATGGGAAAGGTTATAGGTATGTTCAGTTTGCAGATGCAGTTGCTGTACTCAAAGGTCACGTTATGTGCTACGATGCAGCAGGAAACAATATTGTAACTAATGATGTTTCTGGTGATGCAGACAGTAACTTAGCTGCAGGTGTTGCAATAGCAGCAGTTGCTACAGACACAACATCTCCTCAGTATGGCTTTGTTCAGGTATCTGGACATTGCGATACTATCATTACAGATGAGAATGTATCAGATGGAGACTTCTTGATACCTGGAACTGCAGATGGTGCTGCACATACAATGTCAGGTGGTGAGGAGCATAAAGTATTTGCTGTAGCTTCAGCAGCCGACTCAGGTACAGTTGGTGCTGGATGGCTAAGAGGAATACTGTAAACATAGTAGTAAATAACTCTTAAACGAGTAACAAACTGGGGGCAGGGTAACTTGCCCCCATATTTGGAGATAAGATGACAGGAACAGAAATGATGAACAGCTTAGGGTATCGGATGGAAGATACTGGAGAAGCTAACTTTGGACAAGCCCAAAAACTACAGGCACTAAACGATGCACAGCGTCAAGTGATAGCAATGTGCACAAATGAGGCACTTGCACACACGCAGGTAAGAGATGACCTAGATTCAGGAACAGAAGACGCTAGTTTTGGTGGGCATACTTATTTTGCATTACCAGCAGATGGTGATGGTGCAGAAAAATTAATGAATAGAGTAGTAAAAGTTTATGATAATACGAATGAAAGATTTGTAGAAATGGTTAACCCAGCAGGGTTTGAAACAACAAATAAATACAACTATGGAACATTGGGAACCCTACTAAATAATAGACTATATGTATCTACTAGCGATACAGAAGTAGATTCAGTATTTATGGTTCACATACCTACCCCAGCAGATATAGCTGATAATACAACAGAGATAACACATTTTAGTGACTCTGTCCAACAAGCAATAATAGAAATAGCAGAAGCGTTACTATGGAGACAAGATAATAGATTAGATAGAGCTAAAGCAGCAGAAGCAAATGCAGCAGTAATGATACAAGTAATTAATGGAGTTCCAGTTTAATGCCAAGAATTGATGTTAATTTAGATGGTGGACTAAACACTCAAGATGATGAATATAAAGTTGGATTTAATGGCTTTACAACCCTACAAAATATAAGGCAAGTAGATGGTGTAATAGCTAAAAGATATGGCACAGGCTCTCAAAATACAATCAGCAGTAAAAAAATAGATAATGTTGAAAATTTTGTATCAAGAAGATTGGCAGGTGTTAAAATAGATGCTTCTTCATCTAACTACACCTTTTCAGAAGCAAACAAGAGACTTGATATATCAGCAATAACAGGGGTAGAGGTCCCAGGTGATGGTTCGGCAGGTAGTGGTCGTTGGAGTAATATTTTTAAAGCTGGTGATACCGTCTGTATTTCAGGAACAGCAAGCAATAATGGTATTTTTGTAATAGAATCAGTTGATTCCGATACACGAATGACATTCTATAGAGCCCCAGTAGGTGAGGGTGCAACATCTTTAGGGACAATATATATAACATTTGCAATAACAACAAACTACACTTCCCCAACGACTTTAACAATTACAGATGATGACTCATATGACGATGAAGGTTATTTATATACATATACTACAGGGACAAACAAATATATAGGGTTATTAAACCCAGGAGATTTTGGAGATGATATTGTTTTAAAAACAGTATCCTCATCAGCAAATATACATATGCGAGCCAAGGCATATACAGATGCTGTTAGATTTAGTTGTGGATTAGATGACGCTCCATTGATATTTAGATATGTTAATAGGAATCATTTTAATGGATATCTTAAGTATGGGAATAATACTAGTGCAGATTTATTGTACTCTAGATGGATTTTAGATAGTGCAGTTATTGATAACCAATCATCGGCATTCTCTGGTATGGAATTATGGAATGGACTAGGGAACTCCTCAAATTTTAGTTTAAGGGCTTTTAGAGGTGGATTAAATTTAGCAGATAATGTATATGACTATAAAGTAATACCTGTATTTGATGGTAACCAAGAAATGTTATTAGATGATTCAGTTTATGACTTTTCAACAAGAACGCTATCCCTTGTTGGTGGTGTTGATGAAAGTGGGCATACGAGCTCAAAATCAACAGGTATTCGTATGAAGGGAACAATAACCCTTGCTAATTTAAATCCTAGGGTTAGTGGATTAAATATATATAGAAGTACAAATGGTGGAACTTTTTATAAAGTTAAGTCAATATATATGGGTGACAATGACCCAAATGTTAAGCACTTAAGAGATATAAATAGGGTTTCAGATAGGTTTTATTTTAGCAATTATACACCTATTGATGGAAATGATTTAAATAGTAAGGTTTTAATGTATGATGGATTTGAAACAGTAATCGCAAGTGACTCTGGCAGTAATGATTATAATAGCATTGGATGGAAATCCTTTACTACAACTGATGCCTTGGGTGAGACACAAGTAACTGATGATGCTAATTTTAGTCCAGAATACTATGGAAGCACTTTGCTATGTAAGTTTAATCAAGTTAGCGAAGAGACCGAAACAATATTTTCAAATAATGGAGAGGCTATTGGTGGCTCTGCTTCAGGTGGTTGGTATATTGCAGATGGAACAGAGGTAGTTGCCAATTCTGTGTTATTTAGTGACTCAACTGAAAGTAGTGATTCTGGGGCTACTGAGGGAAACCCAGATGCGAGTAGTGGTGTGTGTGACGGTGGTGGAGAAATGAATATAGGATTTGATGATACAGATACCCCAGGTCCATTTACCTTTGCATCTAGTAATAGTTCAAATTTTCACAGCGTCTGGGAAAATGATGGTGCCCAACAAAATAGTTCAACAGGTCATATCAGATTAAATAGTAGTGAAAATAATTTTGACCAAACTAAAACGTATATTGTAAGTGGTTGGGTAAGGTCAGAGGGATTTAATAACCCAGACCCCCATTGGAGAATTTACTTAGATACAACAAGCAATAGGTCTCCAGGGCAAAATCATACAGGAGATTTAGTTTTAGCAGAGGGTAGAGGGGGTGACCTTAATCAAAATATTGATAAATGGAGATACTTTCAGTATGAAATGAAAGCCCCTGGGACATCTGATGAAGGTAACATATATTTATATGTTCATATAAGAGTACCAGATAGTTGGATGGAAGGCTCATCATCAGCGTTTAGTTCAGGTGCTAATGTATACCTAAAGGCATTGTCAATAAGGGAATCTATAACAGCATATGATATAGGACCAAGTGGAACAAAACCAGTTGGATTTTTTGGTAAAAATATTTTAGCAGATACTGATTA